TGTTGATCATCGATGAGGTAGGCGTCCAGTTCGGCAGCGAAGCCGAGAAGCTGATCATGTTCGAAATCATCAACACCCGGTACGAGCGGATGAAGCCGACCATCCTGATCAGCAACCAGACCAAAGAAGAACTGGCGGCGTTCGTGAGTGAGCGCGTTATTGACCGTATGAGCGACGGTGGCGGGTGCACGCTGTCATTCACCTGGGATTCTTACCGTTCAAAGGGGGCAGCGTGAAAGCATGCAGCGACGACTATGTCGTTATCAACCAGTATTCGAAAGGGGATGCAGCCTGGATAGAGCGCGTTGATACCGATGAAAAGCGAAAAGCACTTTACAAATCGAGTTGGGAAATAGCCGTAATCTCGCTCGCAATCGTTCGTGAATATGGGATCCGGAGGGTAGGCAATGACCATAACAATCCGTGAGCAGGTGCTGGCAGCCCTGCGCAACAACCCAGGGCTGAACAGCGTCAAGCTGGCCGAGCTTATCGGCATGGACACCAAAAAGATATCGGGAACGGTGAGCACGCTGCTGGCCGACGGCCTGATTAGCTGCGAAGGAAAATACGGCCAGCGCCTTTACAGCCTGACCAGTTACGGCATGCGCTTCGCCCCTGACACGATACCGGGCATGAAGCAGGGCAAGTCGAAGCTAATTCAGCGGACGGACACAAACGTGATCTGCCAGGAGTGCCGCAACAGCGCGGCGATGAGAAGGGTATTGATGGTTTGGGAGAGGGCAGGGGTATGAAAATTTTAAAACTGAGTCAGCAGGCAACAGTTTCTCGTCCGGTCGATTCGATTATCGGTTGGGAAGAGAAAACAATCTACGAGCCAGTTTTTGTTGTGGCTGAGCATATTGAGTCGTTTTTGTTTGCTGGAGTAAGCCACATCAAAATGACCTCGGGCGAAAAGATAGTTGTACGAGAAACACCTGAAGAAATTCTCGCGCTGCTTGGCGTCGGTGTTCAAACGGATAGCCTGAAAACATGGGGTGAAATTGCGCAGAAGGAGGCCGCCCAGTGAGCAACATCGACAAACGCGCATTACGTGAAGCGGCTGAACGTGCAGGACAAAATGACTGGGAGTACGTCTACACCAGCGACCTCAGCGCCCCAGGGCGGGGATATATCACAGTAGGCGGAGCAGAGGCTATCTACTGTCTGAATAAAGCCGCAGGGGGAGTGAAACAGTCGGAAAACGTATTGAGATATATCGCTGCAGCTAGCCCGGAAACAATGCTGGCGCTGCTGAATGAGATTGCTGAACTTGAGCAACGACATTGCGGAACAGCATTGCTTGAGCGAGAAGAAATGCACACCAAAACTCTGGGTAGGATGTTGGATGAGCTGGAAGAGTCCGAGCGGCTACGCTTTAAGTTCCAGGAAGCTAACTGCGAATTGTGCCAGAAGCTGGAAGCCGCAGAGAAGCGGATTGCTGAGCTGGAGCGTAAAGAACAGCACAGTGAACGCCAGTCAGTAATTGATGCGCTGGCTGGTTCTGGTGAGGAATGGAGTGATATCGAAGAATACATGCAGAAGTGGGACGCGGAACGCGCCTCCGCAGCCGGTAAAGGGGAGTAAGCATGAAATACGAAATCCCGGAATCAGAAGATATTGAATGGCAGCAGGATATGCTCCGTGAAATAGACAGCGCCCTTGATGTCTTGCGTGATGAACATGAGCACGCAGAGGTAGTGGAGGAAATCATCAATGATATCACCGCGAGAATAGCATCACTCCGCGCGTACTCTGGATACTGAGGACTAACCTATGAGCACTATTACCAGAGAATTCACCAAAGAGCAGTTACAGCAAATTATCGAAACTGACCACGTTCAATGCGGTGAGGCTTCGGCGCTGGCGCGTATCGCGCTGGCATCGCTCGAAGCGGAGCCTGTGGCTTACTCTCTGATATTCAGAAACATGGACGGCGTGCTGAATGATTATGTGAATGCAAATACCACATTTTCAACGATAGAAAAGGCACAGGCATACGGGAGAGGAGGTAACTATGTCAGACAGAATGACGGCTCCATGAAATGGGTTTCTGACCCATCGCTAGACCCGGTTGTTATTCCGCTATTCACCGCCCCGCCAGCGCCGGTATCTGTGCCTGATGAAGACTTGCTTCACATGGCAGCATCTGCGATAGAAGACCTGCTCAGTAACAAAGACAGGTCAGGTGCCGGGGTATGGGCTGACGTGCCTGCCAGGTTACGCCGCGCCGCCATGCTTCAGGGTGCCGCTGGCAACTCTCCGGTGATTCCGGATGGTTGGAAACTGGTGCCGGTTGAGCCGACAGAAGACATGATCGTCAATGGGTTTGAGTCAGAGCCAGATGAGAGCTTTAGCGATGAGAAAGAGTGGGCAACATACGACGCCATGAGCGGATGCCAGCAGGCTGCGCACCGGGCGAAGTTGTGCTGGGCGGCGATGATAGCGGCGTCACCTGCGTACAAAAAAAGTTAATCGTCAAGGCTAAAAAATAGGTATGCGGATTACATCACCGCATGCCTTTTTGCGTTGTATATTAGGGTCTCAATACTCATAGGGGATTAAATTATGTTCGTTGAAGTTACTGTGACTCACGTTCTAAACAAGGGTGTTGGTTTCTTTCCTCAGAGCCCGGCATATAAGCTCTATGTCAACGGTGACCATATCGTCAAACTCGCCAAACAAGAAGACGAGGCATGGACTGTTATGACCTTGTCAGATGGTGTTGTATACGCTATTTCAGAAACTCCATATGCAGTAGCTAATAAACTAAATGGCGGAGAAGACCGGTCAAAAGTGAGTCTTTGATTTCTTAAAATCAATCAGCCATAATCATGTCATCGGAGCCTGAACAACTCCGGTGACTTCTGCGCATTTAAGGGGACTTAAATGCGACCACAATCTGAACTCCTCACCTTGTCACAGATGCTTAACGGCACCTGCGATTTTCTGCATTCTGCGTTACCTCTCGGAGGTGGCGCATGAGTATCAAATTCTACCTGCGTGATGAGCAGGTTCGCCGCAACCTCATCGACTACATCAACAAGCAGCCTGTAAACGCAGATTTCCCGCTCGTGGTGAGTTTTGCCGACCCTAAGCGCACTCTTCCTCAGAATTCACTGTTCCACGCGCTTTGCGGCGATCTGGCAAAGCATCGCATTCAATGGGCTGGCTCTGCGTGGTCGCTTCCGTCGTGGAAATCAATTTTGGTTTCCGGTCACTCCATTGCCACTGGAGGGCAGGGGAAGGTTATTGCCGGACTTGAGGGAGAATTGGTGGCCATTCGCGAAAGCACCTCATCGATGGGGATCAAACGGATGAACAGCCTGATTGAGTACACCCAGGCTTTCGCCGTCAGCCAGAACATCCAACTTCGCGATGTCCGTTATCGTGGCGATTACTTTGGGAGGCTTGCATGAATAACCCTCTCGCACGCGTCATCACAAACGAAATCTTCCGCGTCCCGGCGCGCCGCCAGCGTAAGCCCGCGGTTAAGCCGTCCGACATCCCGACCTTGAAAGGCTACACCGCCCGCCTGGTGGATCAGAAATGGCTGCGTCTCGCGGCACGGAGGGCGCATGGCTAATTTATGCAAGGCGGCGCGCGGCCGCGAATGTCAGGTGCGGATCCCCGGCGTATGCAATGGCGACCCTGAAACATCTGTCTTGGCTCATATCCGCCTGGCGGGTCTATGCGGGACAGGAATCAAGCCGCCTGACCTGATTGCCACCATCGCATGCAGCAGTTGCCACGACGAGATTGATCGCCGCACCCGTCTGGTCGATGCGGAATATGCAAAAGAGTGCGCGCTGGAAGGCATGGCTCGCACGCAGGTCATCTGGCTTAAAGAGGGGCTCGTAAAAGCATGAATGAATACCGCATTAGCCTCCCATGGCCTCCGAGCAACAACCGCTACTACCGACATAACCGCGGGCGCACGCACATCAGCGCAGAAGGGCAGGCGTACCGCGACAGCGTCGCCAAAATCATCAAAGACTCAATGCTGGATATCGGCCTGGCAACGCCAGTGAAAATCCGTATCGAGTGTCACATGCCGGATCGCCGTCGTCGGGACCTGGACAATCTGCAAAAGGCAGCATTCGACGCGCTGACGAAATCCGGTTTCTGGATCGATGACCAGCAGGTTGATTACTACAGCGTGAAGAGAATGCCGATCGTCAAAGGCGGCAGGCTTGAACTGACCATCACAGAGCTGGAGGCCGCATGAGCACAGAAACCGAAATAGAACTGGGCAAGGTAGTCGCTTTCCCGTCAAAGAATAAAGACATGCAGGATGGGCTGGTCATTCAGCGAGAAGGCCAAAAGGTCATGTGTCTGCACTCGGCTGTATCGATAAACGGAAAAGAGCGAACGCTACGCTGCCGGAAATGCGAAACGCTAATCGATCCATTCGACTACCTGATGACGCTCTGCGACCAGGAGTCTCGCTACTGGGAAAACGTTAAGTATCTTCGCCGCGAGGAAAAACAGCGTCGCCAGAACATCGAGAAGCTCATTCAGATTGAGAAGAACGCCAAGTCCCGC